GGCTAAATAACATTAATAAAGAATTTTGAATTCATAGGAGAATTATAATGGCATTAACATCACCAGGAGTTCAGGTTAGTGTAATAGACGAAAGTTTTTATACTTCGGCACAACCAGGAACAGTTCCAATGTTGCTTGTAGCATCAGCACAAGACAAAGCAAATGCATCTGGAACAGGCATCGCACAAGGAACTAGACAAGCAAACGCTGGTAATCCGTATCTAGTTACAAGTCAAAGGGACTTAGTAGAACTATTTGGCGAACCAGTATTTTATACAGATACAAATAACAATCCAATACACGGCGGAGAGCTTAATGAATATGGACTTCAAGCAGCTTATTCATTATTAGGTGTTAGTAACAGAGCATACATTGTTCGTGCAGATATAGATCTAGCATCGCTTACACCTAGTGCTAATGCTCCTGCTGCAAATCCACAATCAGGAGAATATTGGTTTGATATTTCAAGTTCTTTATATGGAATTTTTGAATGGAACGGTAATGCTGTAACAACTACTAATGGACAAACATTCACAAATAAGACTCCTAGAATTATAAATGCACAAGGTGATGTTGTTAACTTTAGTGGAGGAGATTACACTCCTAAAGCATCAATTGGTGCTATTGGCGAATACGCATTAGTTACTGTTACAAGTGTTAATAAGTTATGGTACAAAAATAGTGCCGGAACATGGGTAACAGTTGGTAGCTCTGCCTGGACAGCTAGTTGGCCAACAGTAAGAAGCGGTACAAGTAATCCAACAATTAATCCTGCAGATTCATTTAATATCAACGGTACTCCAGTTACAGGCTGGGGAGGAAACTCAGTAACTGATCTTGCAAGCTATATTAACTCACTCAGCTTAGGTGCTGGTGGTGCAGGCGCAGTAACCGCAGCAGTAGTAGATAATAGACTAGAACTTTATAGTGCAGGTAATGCAATTACAATTGGCGCAGGAACAGGTACTATACTATCAGACCTTGATATAAGTGCAGCAACATTCCAAGCTCCTGCACTACAAATTAGTACACATACTAATGTGCCACAATTTAAAGTAAGCGGCACTAACAACCCAACAGGATCTATATGGATCAAGACAACGCAACCAAATGGTGGTGCAAAGTACAGCGTGAAACGTTGGAATGCAACAACTTCGCTTTGGGAAACACTGTCTGCACCAATATATGCTACAAACCATGCAGCTCTATATGGATTAGATGTAGCAGGAGGCGGAAAAAATTTACCAGTAGGATCTCTTTATATACAAAGCAATCCAACAGAAGATAGTCCAACAGAAGCATCTTTCAAAATTATGCGCAGAGCAGTTTCAGGTGACACAGCAATTACTAGTTCGGCGATTACAGGACTTAGTATTACTGGCGGTGCTGGTGGCGGCGCAGTATATAACTTTGATATTCAAGAATCTATTGTTGGAAACAGTGCTCTTAATGCAGCAATTACTGTTTCATTTACTGCTACAAATGCAACTACAGATGCAGAAGATATTGCAGCAGCTATTAACAGCGCAGGCTTTGTGAATATTGTTGCAAGTGTAGATAGTTCTAATAAGCTAACTATTTCTCATACAGCAGGCGGTGAATTCCGTATTGCAGATACAGACGGAGCATTAGCTCTTATAGGTTATACAGCTTATAACAATGCAACATCAACAGGAACACCTAATCTTTATGCTGCACCAGCTGGTGACACAACAAATGATTTTGTAGCAACAAACTGGAATGTATTATCATATACAGCTAGTTCAAATGCTCCAACTTCATTAACAGACAATAACACACTATGGTATAATAGTGTAATTGATGAAGTTGACATTATGGTACATAACGGTACTACTTGGGTAGGTTATTTAGATTCAACTAGTCCGTACTATGCAGCTCAAGCAGGTAATCAAACTGATCCAGCAGGACCAATTGTTTCTGCAACACAACCTGAAGAACAAAGTGACGGCAGTGATCTTAAGGAAGGCGATATCTGGATTGATACTTCGGATTTAGAAAACTATCCTAGAATTTACAAGTATAACGTTACTTTACTAAGATGGATCGAAGTTGATACATCTGATCAGACAACAGAAGATGGTATATTGTTTGCAGATGCACGTTGGACTAATGCAGGATATGATGCAACTAATGTAGCATCTAGCATTACAGACTTGTTAGTAAGTAATTACTTAGATCCAGATGCTCCAGATCCAGCACTGTATCCAAGAGGAATGCTACTGTGGAATACACGTAGAAGCGGATTTAACGTTAAGAGATTTGTACGTAATTACATCGATTTAACAACAACTAATCCAAGATTCAACAATGAAGATATGAACGATCTAGCAACAGGTCAAAAATACTATCCACATCGTTGGGTAACAGAATCAGCTAACCAAGCAGACGGATCAGGTTCTTTTGGTCGCAACGCTCAGCGTAAAGTGATTGTACAAGCATTACAAGCTGAAATAAACAGCAATGAAGAAATTAGAGATGAACAGTCAAAGCAGTTTAACATTATTGCTACTCCGGGCTATTCAGAACTAATTGGAGAAATGGTAACATTAAACTATGACAGAGGCTTAACAGCATTTGTACTAGGCGATTCTCCTGCAAGATTGACTAGTGATGCTACTTCATTGTCAGAATGGTCAACTAATGTTAACCAAGCAGTAGAAGATAATGCAAATGGACTTGTTAGTTTTGATGAGTACTTGGCTGTGTTCTATCCATGGGGTATAACATCAGACAATGCAGGGAACAATATTGTTGTTCCGCCAAGCCATATGATGCTACGCACCATTGCATTAAGCGATCAGGTTAGCTTCCCATGGTTTGCACCGGCAGGAACTAGAAGAGGTAATATTACAAATGCAACAGCTGCAGGATTTGTAAACAGTGAAGGCGAATTTGTAAGTATTTCTCTAAATGAAGGACAACGGGACACACTATATTCAAACAAAGTTAATCCTATATCATTCTTAACTGGTGCAGGATTAGTTAACTTTGGACAGAAAACAAGAGCTCCAAATGATAGCGCATTAGATAGAATAAATGTTGCTAGACTAGTAATTTACTTAAGATCACAATTACAGTCTTTGTCAAAGCCGTTCATATTTGAACCAAATGATAAGATCACTAGAGATGAAATTAAGCAAGCTACAGAAAGTCTATTGTTAGAATTAGTAGGTCAAAGAGCATTATATGACTTCCTAGTTGTGTGTGACGAAACTAACAATACGCCGGCTAGAATTGATAGAAATGAACTATATCTAGACATTGCTATCGAACCAGTCAAAGCAGTTGAGTTTATTTACATACCTCTAAGACTTAAGAATACCGGAGAAATTGCGGCTCTTTAATAGCTGAAGAAATGTGATAAATAATAGTAACAGGAGATATTAAATGGCTATTTCAACACTATCAAAATTAACTGTGCCGCTAGACAGCGATAACAGTGCAACTAATCAAGGCTTACTAATGCCTAAGTTGCAGTATCGCTTTAGAGTGACACTGGAAAACTTTGGTGTGTCGACTCCTACAACAGAGCTTACAAAACAGGTAATGGACGTTACCCGTCCAAACGTATCGTTTGATCAAATTACTCTTGACGCTTATAACTCACGTGTGTATTTGGCAGGTAAGCATACTTGGGAGCCGATTACACTCAATTTACGTGAAGATGTAAATAATAATGTACAAAAACTTGTAGGCGAGCAACTGCAGAAGCAGTTCGATTTCTTCGAACAGGCAAGTGCAGCATCAGGTATAGACTACAAATTCTTAACTAGAATGGAAATACTAGATGGCGGCAATGGCATCAACGAACCAAATGTATTAGAAACTTTTGAACTTTACGGTTGTTATGTAGAAAGTGCAAACTACAATAGTTTAAATTATACAACAAACGATCCAGTAAACGTAACACTACAAATTCGTTATGATAATGCTATCCAAACACCACAAGGTACTGGTATTGGAACTGCTATTGGACGTACTACTAATACTTTAGTAACAGGCGGCGGCCTATAATAATTTTGTAATAGCCAATATAGAAAGGGGGTCCTAGATCCCCTTTCCGTTTGATTATATACATACTTAATACACGAGATAAATATTAGTATGGCAGGTAATAATAATTTTGCAGATAATCTATTATCAGGACTACTAAATCCCAAAGGGAATTTAGGAGATTTCCAACATGCAGCACGTCTTTATGTTGATGATTATTTTCGTCTTGCTCCAAAAACTAAATTTCTTTATTTTGTTAACTGGAAAATTAATCCTGAAGTACAAAAACTTTTTCTTAAAGGTGCTCAGCAAAAACATCTATTAGAAGCTGCCTTGCTTGTCAAAACTATTGATTTGCCATCTTTAGACATGCGTGTCGAAACAAAGAATTCTTATAATAGAAAGAAAAATTTCCATACAGGCATAACTTATGATCCTATAAATGTTACAATGCATGATGATAACTATAGCACAACAACTGCTTTACTAGAAGCATATTATAGGTATAACTATGCTGACGGTAATGCAATCAAAGAAGAAAACGATCCTAGATATGCTTCGAGAAATACATATGGCAACAGCGAAACTAGAAAATACAAGTACGGATTAGATTATAGTTATGCAGGAGACAATAATTTCCGCACAAAAAGTCCTTTCTTTGATAGTTTTGATATATACCAATTTTCAAGAAAGTTCTTTACAAAATTTAGTTTAATAAATCCTATTATTACTAGTATACAACACGATACTATGGACCAATCTGATGGACAGACCCCGTCACAGAATAGGTTTTCACTCATGTATGAAGCAGTGGTATATGATCAGGGAGAGATCAAAGACGGAGATCCTGCAGGCTTTGCAGAAATTCATTATGATAAAACACCAAGTCCTCTAAGTTTAGAAGGTGGTGGTATATCAAGTTTCTTTGGTTCAGGAGGAGCAATAGAAGGTATAGGTAAATTAGGATTGTTATTAGGTGGTGAGAATCCTTCTTTGCTAACAGCAGCTATAGTTGCGGGTAATCTTGCTAATAATTCTAAAGATTTAGATAGTGAACGCTTTAAAGCTGAAGCTACAGCAATAGCTGTTAACCAAATAACAAGTATTCAACCTGAAGATGTACAAGGTCAAAATTCTGCTATTAGTGCGGTTGTTCCATTAAACGAAACAAATAATGACGTAACAGAAACAGAAGTTAGAAAAGTAAATTAGATAGGGGATAATAAGCAGTGAAATTAGCACAAACAGATTATAACGATGCAATAATAAGCAAAAAAGATAGTGCAGATCGTGTTGTTGATTATTTTGATACATATTTTGATGCACCAGTTTCATATGCTCAAAATGAATTAGATGCAGTAGTAGGTTTTTTTCAAAATGCAGGCTTTGGCCAAGAATCAGCTACAAGTATTGCAGGAGTTTTGTTATTCCAAGCTAAAATTGAAAATGTACCAGTTATGAAACTAATTGATACACTCAAGCAATATACCCCACCACAACTATCACAAGTAGTCAGTCAAATCGTAAATAATTATAGATCTAGCACAAGTGCAATAGGTTACAAAAGCGATAGACAACCTAGCGATTATGCAAGCAGAAATATAAAGGCTTAATTCTATGGCTAGGTTTGCTCAGGGTAAATTTACACCAAAAAATCCTGACAAATACATGGGAAACAGGACTCCTACCTACAGAAGCAGTTGGGAATTTGCATTTATGAGATTTTGTGACGAACACCCTAGTGTATCCAAATGGGCTAGTGAGAGTATTAAAATTCCTTACAGGAGTCCGTTAACAGGTAAACACACAATTTATGTTCCTGATTTTTTTGTAGTTTATGTTGATAAAAAAGGCAAGCAAAGAGTTGAACTAATAGAAGTTAAACCTGAAAATCAAACTGTAAGAGAAAAGTTAGGTAGAAGCAAAGCAAATCAAGCACATTGGGTTTTGAATCAGGCAAAATGGGAAGCGGCTAGAGCATATTGTAAACAAAAAGGAATATTCTTTAGAATAGTTAACGAATCAGATATTTTTCATAACGGTAGAAGATAATGGCAGTTATGGTAAAAGACCCTTATCATGCAACATTTATTCATATTGCAAAAACAGGGGGAAGTAGTGTTACAGTTTGGTTAAAAAGTAACTTTGATGTTTATACAACAAAAACCAAGATGGGTGCTGATGTATACCAAACTAAACAAGTATTTGATACTGACAATATTGGGTGGACATTTTGTACAGTGAGAAATCCATGGAGGATTGCAGTCAGTTGGTATTCTTTCCTATGTTTACAAAACCAAGGAAGAATCAAACATGTGCTTGATAATGGTATTTTGTCACCCAAGAAAAAACATAATTTAGATTATTTGTATGCTGAAAAAAGTAGACTAGAAAAGGGTTTTGAAAAATGGGTAACGTATGGACTAAGAACTCCATTATGGAAAAAAGCCCAACAGTGTGACTATGTAATGAAACTTGAAACAATACATAGAGATTTCAAAGAAGTACAAAAAAGATTAGGATGCTATAATGTCTTACCTCATCTTATGAGAAGTGATGTAAATCGACCAAGTTGGCATTCATATTACAGAAATCAAGAAACTAAAGATATAGTAGCAAATCATTACAAAAAAGATATTGAACTGTATGGGTACGATTTCAGCTAAATACTAGTATATAATGGAAGTGTCATGACTAAAAAATTAGAAGAATTATTAAATTTACCTGATAGTAAAGAAATAATAAACGAAGCAAAAACAAAAGAAACAAAAACCGAAATTGTAGAAACAGAGCAAACAATTAGGGATATTGCTGAATTTGATAAGATTGCCGGTGCTTTACCTAGCGTTAAAGGTTTAGGTGAAAAAGCAGATGTAGAACTAGATGATATTGCCCAAAGAGCTTTAAACAGTTACGAAGATCTAATGGATTTAGGAATGAATGTTGAAAGCAGGTATAGCGGTAGAGTTTTTGAAGTTGCAGGAAGTATGCTAAAAACTAGTTTAGATGCGAAAGTTGCTAAACTAGATAAAAAATTAAAAATGATAGACCTGCAATTGAAAAAAGAAAAGTTAGACAAAGACAGTTCGACAAGTGACGGTGACTTAGTTAACGGAGAAGGATATGTTGTTACAGATAGAAACAGCCTACTTGAACGTTTAAAAGGCATGCAGAATGATAAATAGTTTATAAGATAGGATGTTATAATGAAAACATTTAAAGATTTTTTGACAGAAGGTAAAAAGACCTATAGTTTCAAAATTGGTATTGCAGGACAGTTACCTGAAAACATAGAAGATACTTTAGAAACTTGCTTGGAAAAATACAATATAGTGAATTTTTCTAAGTCAAAGACAACTCCTATACAAGAAAGACCACTAGATTTTCCGCAGTTACAAAATATGGAAGTAACGTATTTTGAAACTGAAGTAAATTATCCTACCACTGTACAGGTAATGCAAGAGTATTTGGCAAGAGGTTGTGATATTGATCAAGGACATATTATTGTTCGTAGTCCTGATGAACCACAAGAACTTTATCAAGCACCTAAATCAGAAGAACCTTATGAAGCAATGCTAACAAAAGAAGATATGGGCGGTGAAAGCGCACAAGATAGTGTAGCAGGAAATCGTGTTATGGACCTACTTAAAGAGTTGGAGACAGCTAGAAAAGAAAGAGGACATGACGGTGCTGAAGGTGCTCCAACTGGTGAATCAAGTGATATTACACTAGAAACAAACGACAAAAGCCCGATAGGAAGTTAATTATGGAATTGAAAAATTTATTACAACAAATGAAAGACATTGAAAACACAGAGGCATTAAAAGAAAATCCTATGCCATCAGGAATGCCTCCAATGGGTGCTCCACAAATGGATCAAGGATCTCCAGTTTCAATGAATGTTAGTCTTAATGCTAGTGGAAAAGATCACGTCGAAGATTTAATTGATATGAT